TTCTGCTCACGAGAAATCCGTTTCTTTAATCGTCTGTGTTCCGCTTGCAGTTGCTTGATGCGATCAAGATAGATTTGAGCCGGTTCTGGATCTTTGTGTGGATGATGAGCGTAGTATTCAATTTCTTGTACATTACCTTTTGAAAAGTCATCATTTGTTATATGACTCATGGCATGCTCATATGCTTTAAGCTGAGATTCGTAATTCAATCCGGCATTGATCAGTATCGTGTAGCTTCCGTCTTCGTTCGGAACAACCATTTCATTTCCTTTTTTACTAGGAAAATCCATAAGAACGACATTAACATCCGGTGTCGTCAATATCACCACGTTCCTTTCGTTTAAGCGCGAGAGCCATGCTATGCAGAGCTTTTAAGTCGTCCGGATCCATATCTTTCTGGACATCGAACAGCGCTTTCAGTTCTTTGTTTTCAAATATCTCTTGTGCTACTTGTGCAGTTTCATCATTTAAATAATACTTTTCTGTATCTGATTCATTTCCTGTCATTAAATAGTCGACAGATACATTGAAGTAATCAGCAATTTTCTTTATTTTCGTAGCATTAGGTGTACTGTTTCCTAATTTACTGATATACCCCTTTCCGAATCCAAGAGTTTCTTCGAGCTTGTTCATTGATATTCCATAGTCTTTGCACAAGCTTTTAATACGTTCTTTCATATTTTTGGGCCCTTTCTGAAAAAATCGCAAAAACTTCTTGACATTCTGAATATATCGCGTATAATAAAATTACAAGTTCTGAAAAAATCGCAAAAATAATCAGAATGGCAAATATGCTATTTATTTGTTTGTGGTAATTCAAATTATAGGATATTTTCAGAAGTTAGTCAATAATATTTAGTGATTTTTTCAGAACTTATATTTAGAGATGAGCAAAACATATTGATCCAAAAGTAGAACTTGGCAGTTAGCTCCCATAAAGTTTGAGGTTGCGATTTTATGGCATAGCAAAGCTAACGTAAGTCCAAAACTTACGAAATCATAAGACTATGAGAATTTTTTAATCAAGCAATTCGTTTTATTGTTTTTAGTTTGCGATAAACGTGTTAAAAAGCTGTGCATGGAGCCATGTAATAGATTTGAAAAAGAAGTAAAAGAAGTTCTTGCGCTGGTTGATGAACAGATCAGTGCAATTGATATTCAGATCAAAGAAGTTGAGCAGATCAAGAGAGAGGAAAAGCGGAAGGCAGTCCAGGAACTATTTGAATCTATCGGCTTCCAGAAGTTTGTGACACTTGAAATGATCTGGGATGAGAAGTGGCTGAATGCATCAGTAGCGCTGTCGAAAGTAGAAAACCAGATGAAAGAAACGATGTATAGAATCGGAGAGGAAGTTGGAACAATTAGCAGATTGCCAGAATTCAGCTTCGAAGCAATGGAAGTCTATAAGAAGACACTGGATCTTACGCAGGCAATCAAGAAAGGACAGGAGCTGGCTGACATTCAGAAGAGAAAGGAAGAAGCGCTTGCCAGACAGAAAGCTGAGGAAGAGAGAAGAAAAGCAGAGGAAGTTGATACAGGAAAAGAGTCAGAGAAGGAAGAGTGTGGAGTAAGCGTGAACTGTATGATGTATGCGGACTGGGAACAGTAACAGGATTGCTGGGAGTAAACTGCTACCATGAATATTATCCATTCTTTCTGGGAATATCCGAACGCAACTGGACAGATGAATGGCTGGATGCCAAGAATCTGGAAGAGAGTGAACCAAAGAAGTTTGGAGAAAAAGAGTATACCCTGTACGAAGCCAAACAAAGGCAACGCCAGATGGAAGTAGCAATGCGGGCGCAGAGAGAAAAAATTCGACTACTTCAGAAAGGCAAAGCTGATCCAGATGAGATTTTGTTACATAAAGCAAAATACCAAGGGCAGTTGAATGAATATTCCAGATTCTGCCGGAAGATGAAGCTTACTGAAGAACGTGAGCGTATTTACCTGGATATGAAAGGTCGGGTGGCAACAAATAGCAAACGACAGAATGCATTGTTCCCGCGGGAAATGATTGAGAATGCATCCAAGGATGTGGCTCAGTATAAGCGGTATAAAGAAGTTCTGGGAGATTATATTGGTTCGCTTGTTAATTTCGGCCAGATGAAATATAATGATAGTGAGAAATGGAAAATTATCAGTGAAGCATATATAGATGTAAAATGGCAGAGTCAAGCACTGAAGAAGAAACAAATAGGAGAAGTACATTCTATCCCGTATAAAGGTGCTCCGAATAGTGTGTTTGATAATTTCAAAGATGGTGCCTTGCAGAGACGTAGATATTACGGAAATGATGGAAGACCAAGATTGGACATAGATATGACGGATCACGGAAATTCAAAAGAACATCCGATTGTACCACATTATCATAACTGGTATCTTGATGAAAAAGGTAACTTGAAACGTGAAGCAAAGCGCGATAATCCACTTAAATTAGGGCATGAAATTGCCAATAAAGATATTCTCGAGAAGAGGTGATTGAAATGATTGAGTATAAAGATTATGCAAAATTTGAGAACTTGTCTGAGCTGTCAGAAGCTATAGAGATAGGATTAGATATCGAGTTTATTCTTTATGGAGAAAGATATAATATTTCGTGGAGAGATGATGAGCCGTTTATATGCAGGTGTCCAGAAGGTGAGACTAATTTCTATACAGATGCCAAGGCAATGCTTGATAAACATAAAATAAATGATAAACAGTTAAAGGAATTATGGAATGATATGAAAGTATTATCCATGTAGCTACCACCAGTCGAAAAGCCGGTGGTATTTTTGTACGCATTTTTTAGGCGAGGAGGTGAGAAAGGTGAAAAAATTATTTATTAGTCAGCCTATGAGAGGTAAGTCAGATGAAGAAATTCTGGCAGAACGCAAGAAAGCAATTGAGCTTGCGCAAGAAATGATCGGTGAACCGGTAGAAGTAATTGATTCCTTCTTCCAGGAAGCACCCGCAGATGCAAAACCACTGTGGTTCCTTGGAAAATCCCTGGAACTTCTGTCAGGAGCAGATGTGGCGTATTTTGCGCAGGGGTGGGAAGATGCAAGAGGTTGTGTGATTGAGCATGACAGCGCATTAGCTTATGGAATCAAGAGTATTGTTGCCTAGGAAGGCGGTGATCCAGATATCTCCCTTTGAGACGCAGGGTTATGCGTCTTATTTTTATGCCCTGCCATAAGGCTATAAACTGGACAATTACCCGGCCGGAGGTCTAACCGGCTATATCCCATACCGCTGAAAGAGCGGTCAATAAAATATTTCAGGAGGAATGTAACTATGGAAAATATTCATGAGATTTTGAAAGAGTATGAACTGGAGGTTCCGGCAGACAAGAAGGCAGCGTTTGATAAGGCTTGGAAAGAGAACTATCGTACCAAGAGTGAGTATGACAATGCAGTTTCGCAGAGAGACAACTATAAGACTTCTCTGGATGATGTGAATGCTAAGCTGAAGGAATTTGAAGGAGTCGATGTAAAAGATCTGCAGGGGCAGATCACAAAGCTTCAGGGAGATCTGAAAGCGAAAGATGATGAATACGCAGCGAAAGAGGCAGATCGTGTATTCATGGATTCTATCAAAGAAGCAGTCAAGACTGCCGGTGGAAGAAACGAAAAGGCTGTTATTGCCATGCTGGATATCGATGCTCTGAAAGAATCAAAGAATCAATCCGCAGATATCAAAAAGGCTTTGGAGGATGTAAAGAAGTCAGATGGATATCTGTTCGGAGCAAATGAACCAATTAACAATGCAGTAGGTGGAATCAACATTAGCGGTGGAGCGGATCCAGGAGCAGACGATGTCTCAGCTATTCGCGCTGCTATGGGACTGCCGGAAAAGAAATAAGGAAAGAGGTAGAAAGATATGGCGAATGCAATTACATTAAGAAAAACATATTCCACACTTCTGGATGGATTTAATGGCATTATAGACGGAGTTGTCACATCTATAGGTAAAGTACCTAAAGGGGCAAAGAGTGCCAGTGCCACATTAAAAAAGATAGGTAGCGAGTTCAAATATCTCGGTGAAAGCATCGCGCTTCCATTCCAGGATCTGGGAGAAAAAATAGCTCCCCGACTGAAAGATCTTGGTGGATTTATGGCTGAGTCCTGGACAAATGGTCCGGGAGGAAAGATTACTGGAGCTGTAACTGATACTGTTAAAAAGATAGGTGGAGCTATTGGACAAATTGGTCCTAAGCTTGCTGAAAAGTTCCCTGGAATAACAAAGAAATTTGCAGAGCTTGGCACAAAGATGTCGGCCGTTTCAGCGAAGATTTCCAAAGTTCTGGGAAAAGTCGGAACAAAGATATCCGAATACGCCGGCTTTATCGGGGATGCGTTTACACCGATTTTATCAAGAGTAGCATCCTTTGCGCCAACATTTTTCAAGTTGATCAATATTGGTGCAGGAGCAGCAATCATCGTTGCCGGTATGGGATTGATCTACAGTCAGTTCGGTACACAGATTGATCAGCTGTTATTGCTTGTGCAGACAAAAGGACCGGAAGTAATCACGAATTTCGCAAATGGAATTACTGCAGCATTACCTGGATTGGTTGCTCAGGGTGCAACGCTGATCATGGGAATCCTAAATGCAATTACGGTGAATCTGCCGGCATTAGTCAGTGCCGGAGTGAGTATCATATCTACATTAGCGGGAAGCTTAGGGGCGCAATTACCGAAGTTAATTCCTTGTGCAGTACAGATGATACTGACATTGGTCACATCATTGATAAGCAATCTTCCACAATTAATTACTTCAGGACTTAACTTAATGAAAGGCCTCGCAAGTGGAATTGCAAATTCAATCCCATTGGTGGCAGCGAAGGCACCAGTGATTATTGGAAAGCTTGCATCGACTATCATAACGAATCTTCCAAAGATTCTGACCGCAGGAGTGCAGATCATAAGTAAACTCGCTGTTGGACTAGTGCAGGGAATACCGGCATTGATCGGAAAAATTCCAAGCATGGTAAGCCAGATTAAGAATGCATTTACCAGTGTGAACTGGGGCAGTGTTGGAATGAATATTATAAAGGGCATTGCCAGTGGATTAACCGGTGCAGCCGGTGCAATCGTAGAAGCGGCGAAAAGTGCAGCAAACAAAGCATTAGATGCGGCAAAGAGTGCTCTTGGAATCCATTCGCCATCCAGAGTATTCCGTGATCAGGTGGGTAAGATGATGGCTCTTGGTATGGGAATTGGATTTGAGAAGAACATTCCGATCAAGTCCATGAATGTAGGAGTACAGAGAGCAGTATCTGGATTACAGAAATCCGTAGATCTTGCATTATCGGCGAGAACTGCAGACAAGACAGTTGGAAGAGTAAAGAATTATCCGGGATTCGATGGAGGAAAAGATATCGATTATGACCGGTTAGAAAAAATCCAGATGAGAGCTGCAGAAAAAATGGCGAAGCGTCCAATCTATCTGGGAACAAAGAGAATTGATGAGCCATTACCGAAAGGAGCGGTGCCGGCATTATGATAAAGGCATATTATAAGAACAGTAAGGGAGAGGTGCTCTGGTTGACCAGGGCACCTTTTCGTACAATAGATGCGGACTGGTTTGACAGTACATGGGAAGAGACAGAGGATGGTTATGAAAAGGTAATTACCTTGGACGTATTTGGAAAGAGAGAAGAGTTCACGAAGAACATGGAAACGCTGTATAGAATCATCTCTGTGGATGCTGAAACAGGGAATTACGGGCGTTTATATGTGAATGATACATTCTTACCATGTCAGATCTATAAGACCAAAAAAACGGGATGGAAAGGATATGTGTATACGGAGGTAGAGCTTACATTCCTTGCTCCGGAACTATCTTGGATTACTGCTTTAAGCAAAAGATTTTGTCCACAAATAGAACCGGTCACAGAGAGCGGATTGGATTTTCCAACCGACTTTCCATTTGATTTTATGAATGAGAAAAGAGGATCGGCAGAATTTGAAATTGATCATATTATTCCATCGGATTTTGAAATGATAATTTATGGACCATGCGTTAATCCAAAAGTGTTGATTAATGGTTATCCTTACGAGGTCCTTACTACGTTGGAAAGTAATGAATATCTGATACTTAATACATCGGAACAGACGATAGTGAAATATCTGTCTAATGGGACGACGATGAATCTCTTTGATGTTCGAGGGTACGATTACTCCGTATTTGAGAAAATTCCATCCGGATTGATATCAGTAAATTGGACCGGAGACTTCGGAATAGATCTGTATGTATTTCTGAAGAGGAAGGAGGCAGCATGGTAATTCTAGCCACGAGAAAAAAAGAGATAGGGACGAACCCGCTGTTAGATGCGAATTGTACGTTCGATGCCAACAAGGAACGGGAGTTCTCGATTAAAATCGCTAGGTGCAACTGGACAGAAGATATGACCTATGGAAATCTGGTATATGTACCAGATACAGAGTATGGCGGAATTATAGGATCTGTGTTAACAGATACTACCCTAGATTACGTAGAATTAAAAGGTTATACATGGCGGGGGCGCATGAACGCGAAGGTTATTAGCCCTCCATCTGGAAGTAACTACAAGACCGTATCCGGAGAGCTTAATACAGTGCTGAAAAAGCTAATCGAACCAGAATTTGGTGGTCTGTATGTGGTGTCCAGCGCAGACACTGGGGTGTCCGTGAGCAACTACCAGTTCGACCGGTACTGCACGCTACTGGATGGAATTACAAAAATGCTACAAACTGTTGGATACAGGATGGACATACGGCACAAGAGAGAGCAAAGTGTTCCTGGATATGTCTTGGTTAGCGCTGTGCCAATCGTAGATTATTCCGACGTAATAGAGTTATCGAAAGATTCTGGCCTTAATTATACGATGGAGGATAAGAGAGATGGTGTGAACCATCTTATCGTAACTGGCAAGGGAGAAATGCAGGACAGAAACGTGTTCCATCTGTACGTATGGCCAAGCGGAGCGATTAAAAAGACACAGTACTATAAAGGACTTGATGAGATAGTGGAAGTGTATGAGAATACCTCCACAGAAACCGACGAGTTGGAAAACCAAAGTAGAAAAAAATTGCAAGAAGTGTGCAGTAAAAAGACGTTCGGTATGGATGTCGAGAAACTTGGGATTAATGTGGGCATCGGAGACATCGTTGGTGGCAGAGACTATCTGACAGGCATGTACGGAACGAAACCTGTGGAGAATATAATCTACAGCGTCACATCCGGGATTGTGTCGAAAGAATACGAATTGGAAGGAGAGAGCGACAATGGAAATAGTTAGTGGAAGAACAGGAAAAGCGCATGTGACAAGCCAGCAGTTCCGACAGATTCTTGAGGGAGTTATAGGAAGCGATAGCTGTATCTTGGCATCTGGGGAAAATCTGGAGCCAGAGCTCGTGTCTAATAACTCGCTTAAAATCAGAAGCGGAATGATGTATCATCACGGCAATGTGTCTTCTGTCAAGATCGGAACTTACGACGAGGTAGAACTGGAAAATGGCACGCAAGGAATGAAAAGGGTAGACCTTGTGGTTAATCGGTATACGAGAAATTCGGGAGATAATACAGAAAAGAATGAATGGGTTGTGATTATGGGAACTCCAGCAGAATCCAATCCGGCAGTTCCGGAATATATAAAGGGAAATCTGCAGAACGGAGATCTCATTGATGATTGCCCTCTCTTAAAAATAACGTTGGATGGTATTAATGTAACACAGGTGGAAAAGATGCTTACCGTAGCACCTACAAGTAAGGAGCTAGGAACGAGAAGAATAACACACAAGCTCCTGTACTACAACACAGATGGCACTACCGGAACGTTTACGCTGTCAGATAGTGTAAAAAATTATGATTATATAGAAATCTTCTATAACTCAGACGTGGCCGGACATAAGGCACCGCAAAAGAGCATTAAGCTTCCAACAAGCCAGACAGCACTATCCGGGGCAATGCTGTTCGACATGACGTCATTCCGCTTGTCTGCGGATGATAGCACAAAAATGCAGTTGATGAGTACGGTGCTGAACGTATCCGGAAAAACCTGCAAGCCAGAAACATCCCGGCAGATTAACTTCGGTAGCACGGCTGCGGGTGTAGCATGGAGTACGTCTAGTACACCACACCACAGGGTATACAGGGTAGTTGGGTATAACTACGGGAACTAAGAGGAGGGCAAAAAAATGAAGATAGTATGTAACGATGCTTCGGAGATGATCATTCAGTCGGCGGATATCCAAGCAGATGGTTCGCTTCTGATAAAAACAATATCTACAACAGCAAGCGAACTGAAAAAGAAGTTCCGGGATCCTCTTGTTACAAGAAAAATAGTCGTGAAAGAACGTGAATCCGTGTTAGCGACTTACGATGGCTACGAAAATCTTTACAGCATCACCGAATACACAGGCGGCATTCTAGGTGTGGCCATGCGCAAGAAAGAATCCATTCCGGAAGTCCAAAAGGAAATACAGAGCGCTATGGTCGCCGTTGCGCAGATACAGGCACAGAACCTTACAGATTCGCAGGCGCTTGGTGTGCAGGCCATCTACCCGGAATGGTCGGGAGACAGCGTGGCTTACAGCAAGGATTATAAGGCGCAGAAAGACGGTGTGCTGTACAAATGTGTGCAGGCTCACACAAGCCAGTCTGACTGGGTGCCGGGAGTAGCTCCGAGTCTCTGGGCGGCAATCGCATCCGACAGTAATACAGGGACCAAAGACAACCCGATTCCGGTTCCCGACACAGTAGCCACGGCCGGTATGGAGTATACCAGAGGAAAATATTATTCCTATGTCGGAAAGACATATCTGATGAACCGGCAGGGCATGGCAGATGGAGACAGCATTATCTTGTACTTCGCGCCAGATGCTCTGGTCGGACAGTATTTCGAGGAGGTATAGATATGCGCACATTACAATTTAGTGTATCCGGCCAGAAATTAAGTACGGCCGGAGATCACTCCGGACTCATAGCCGGAACACGGGGATATCTACAGACAGCATACAACTTCGACAGTGAATGGGACGGTTGCAGGAAAGCGGCCGTCTTTTCCAGATACGACAAGAAATATCCTGTACCGATCGTGAACGCCCGCTGTGCCGTGCCAGATGAAATCACGGAATATAAACATTGGAAGGTGTATCTGGTCGGCGTGAAAGACGGATACAGGATTACGACAAATGAAGTGGAGGTGAGACAGTCATGACATTAGAAGAAGCTTTAGAGGCGTCCGGAGCCGAACCGGTGAATGACATATTTCTGATCAATCCGGAAACCCGTACAATCACGGTGCCAGAGACGGAAAAAATCTTTGGTGTATCACATGACGGAAACACTGAAAGAAAACATTTCCGGTGTCCGAAAGTCGTAGGGGATAACATAGATCTGTCTACCATGCATTTGTACATTAACTATCAAAATGCCAACGGAGATAAATATCCGTACTTGGTAGAGGACGTACAGACGGACGGTGGCTATATAACGTTTTCATGGCTGATCGGTCCAGATGTAGTAGCGTACAAAGGGCAGGTTAAGTTCATTGTGTGCGCCAAAAAAGGCGATGGGGCAATTCCGGAATGGAACACTACTCTTGCAGAAGGTACAGTGCTGGAAGGTCTGGAAGCTGCAGACGATGTGGTGGCCAGAAATCCGGATATAATTGAACAGATGCTGACACTGCTAAAAAATGTATCTGATGAGCCGGTATTCACAGAAGCAAGAACACGGGAAAATGTAACAAACGGGGATAAAGTGCCTGTATTGTGGGGAAAAGTTAAAAAGTGGTTTGCGGATCTAGGTACTGCAGCATTCTGCAAAGTAGTGAATAATCTCGCGACTGCTGCGGAAGGAGGCGTACTTGACGCCCGACAAGGAAAAAACTTAATGATGCGCTTACAAAATTAACCAAATTGATAGGGAATACAGACATTTCAGGCATCGGAAATGGCACAGTTACGGGTGCTCTTCTTACATTAAATAGCAAGGGCAAAATTCGTACTGGAAAGAATGAATTCAAAGGAGATCTTGATACTATCCCTACTACAACAGGAGAATTGTCATTGTATTGGTTTTCCCGTTCGAACATTACTAATGGAATTTCTGGTGTAGAAACCAATACGAATTATGGAACAATATTAACTATTCCATCAACATCAAATAATTATGGAGTTCAGTTTGCTTTCTTCAATTCGTCTGAGAACTCATTTTATTTTCGTAAGAAAAATGGTGGTACTTGGAATACTTGGAAGAAGATAAGTTAAATAGCAAGGCGAAAATTCTCCAACAAATTAAAACTGGAATTGTCGTCAATGTAACTGCCGGACAATACAAAGGTGGATCACTTTTGGTGTTTGGAAGAAAAAATCCGAATGGTGTTGCAGCATTTCTTGTGAGTTATTTTCGAAATGAAAGTTCGGATAATCTTGTCGCAGAAATTGTTCCTCTGGACGGAAAAACATACACTGCCGTTTGTGACAATGCGAAAATAACCATCACGGGTGGCAATCTTGCGATGTATTCAAGAATGAGCGCATTATCCGGAGACGGATTTATACATTCTTCTGTAGAAGCACTTTAATGCGTCTTCCCATTTAATGTGTGGAGAAAGGAAAATAAATATGGAAATCAGAGCGAGACCGTAGCAGGTCTTATTTTTATACATAAAAATATAATAAGAAAGAAGTGAGGTATATGAAAATGGAACAGGCAAATTATATCAAAGCAATTTTCACGGCGGTATTCGCCTTTATATCGGCTCTCCTGGGTGTTCTGGCGGTGCCGGTAATATTATTGGTCACATGTAACCTGATAGACTACGCTACGGGTTTGATGGCGAGCAAATACAGGTCGCAGGATATTAATTCCTATAAGAGCATAAGAGGTATTTTTAAAAAAGTTTCTATGTGGCTTTTAGTGGTAGTAGGTGCAATAATTGACGAACTGTTACTATATGCAGCCACAACGATTGGAAAGCCGATGCCGGTTACATTCCTGATAGCATGTGTAGTGGCAATGTGGCTAATCTGCAATGAAATCATTTCGATTTTGGAAAATATTCAGGACATGGGAGTAAATATTCCGGCTTTCCTGCAGCCGCTGGTTAAACATATCAGATCGCAGGTGGAAGAACGGATTAATATAGATGAAAAAGACGAAAAAGATTCTGAGGACAAATAAGCGTCCTCTTATTGTTTATGTGCGACATCGCACAGGAAGGAGATCAAAATGGCATTAAACGGAATAGATATAAGCAATCATCAGAAAGGACTCAATCTGAAGGATATAACTTGTGACTTTGTAATCTGTAAGGCTACGGAGGGAACAACCTTCGTAGATAAATATTGTGACGGTTTCATGCAACAGGCTATGAAACTTGGCAAAAAAGTAGGCGTGTATCATTTTGCGAGCGGTAAAACAACCGGAAAAGCTGAAGCGGATTTCTTTTTGAAGAATGTACAGGGATATATTGGAAAAGCAATCTTGATCTTGGATTGGGAAGCAGGAGCTGTGGCAAAAGGACCGGCATACGCAAAAGAATTCCTGGATCGCGTGCTGGAGAAGACAGGGATCAAGCCTATGTTATACAGCTACAACAATTGCATCAATGCCTATGATTGGTCAGCGGTCAAAAATGCAGACTATGGCCTTTGGAATGCGGGTTACTACAATGGATATACAGAAATGGGATACACTCCGAAAGCACCTCTGAAAGGAGGACTTGGAGCATGGGGAAGTTGTACAATGTATCAGTATACTTCCACTGGAAAATTAACAGGTTGGCCTGGACATCTGGATTTAGATGTATTCTATGGAGATGCAGCCGCATGGGACAAATATGCCGGCGGTTCGGCCGGAGCTGGAACATCTATCGCAAAACCAGCACCCGCACCAATTCCTGCAGTAAATCCAACCAATCAATCCATGAAGAATGCGCAGATTCATATTAATAATTTTACAGGCGCTGGAATTCCCGAAGATGGAAAGAACGGTCCGAAGACACGTAAAGGATTAATTATGGCATTGCAGACTGCTTGCAATATGGATTATAGTTCCGGTTTGACCGTAGACGGAAAAATCGGAGAAAAGACTAATGATGCACGTGGCCTCCATTATGTAAAACGTGGAGAGAAGCAGTATCTTGTTACATTCGTTGAAATCGGACTTACAGCACTTGGATATTATAGCGGAGCAGTAGAAGCACCAGGAATTTTCGGCGGTGGGTTGGAAACAGCAGTAGATAAATTCCAGAATGATACCGGTCTCAACAACGACAAAGTGGCCGGAAGGAATGTTATGGATATGATTTTAAGAAAAATGGGATGCATTTAAAGAGAACACCTCTTTTTGGAGTATTATGCTCTTGAAAGGGGTGTTTTTTTATTTATGAGAAATGATATTGAAAACATAATTAGAAACGTAACAAATTCAATGGCAGAAGTTTTGGATGATGAACAACTGCAAAAGCTACAGAATGTACTGTACATTCAATTCCACGGATTGAAGTTTGAAGAAGAGAATACGCAACTTATCACAAGTGAATCTGGGTGGCAGAAGATACTTAAGCTATATGCTGCCAGTAAAAGACTGGAAAACTGTGCAGACAGCACGATTAAGCAGTATACAGACTGTGTTGTAAAGTTGATAACGGCTTTGAATAAAAGGTTGTGCGACATCAGTACGAATGATATCCGATTCTATTTGGCAATGTTCCAAGAAAACCGGAAGTGCTCTATATCTTACATGGACACGATACGACGGTATCTATCCAGCTTCTTCGCATGGTGCAGTGACGAGGGATTCATTCCTCGTAATCCTATGCGCCGGATCCGGCATATGAAAGTGCCGCAGAAAATCAAAAAGCCGTTTTCGGCTGCAGAGAGGGAGCATCTTAGATGTATAGCAACTAGAGAGCGCGATATAGCTATCATGGAATTTTTATATTCGACTGCTGGAAGAATCGGGGAAGTCGTAGCACTGAACCGATTGGACATCGACTGGGGGAACCGGGAGGTTATAATTTACGGCGAAAAGGGGAAGAAAGAACGAAAAGTGTACCTGACGGAAGAGTGCGCTTACCATCTACGCAAGTATCTTTTAAGCAGAACAGATACTAATCCGGCATTATTTGTTGGCTGCAGGAAACCGTTTGGCCGTTTGGGAAAAGAGGCTATACAATCTATGCTATCTCAACTTGGTAAGAAAGCGCACATACATACCCATCCGCATAAATTCCGACGGACATTGCTCACAGATGCCGGAAACAGAGGAATACCATTGCAAGAAATACAATCTTATGCCGGGCATAAAAAGCCGGACACGACCATGATGTATGTAACAGTAAATGAAGAAAACGTGAAAGCATCATTCCGAAGATATATAGCTTGA